TTTTGTTAAGCGATTGAGCGTCGAGACCCTGGTTGTACCTCGTGACACCAGTCCTTTGCTCAGCCATAGCCTGCATAAACTCGACAAACTGGAACGCCCAGGGATGGAGCGGCTGCGGCGTAATCTGTCTGATCCCATTAATGTTGTCAGTTCGAACAATACGGCCAGGACGAGGATTCAGAACAGCAGCCATCTCGACCCTGGCATTCCGTTCAATCAGCCACATCTGGTTGTTCTGATAACTGAAATTGTCGAGAATCTGGCGGATTACGCTCGTCTTGATCTTCTGGATGTCCCCGAGAATGTCCGCCAGCGAAATCCCCTCGAACTTGTGAAGGTCAGGAATCGGAACCAGAGCGATAAATGGTGGCTGTCCGTGATCATACGGGTTCGGCTCACACCGCAACACAACATCCTCCGCTACCACGATCACGTATGGCTCCAACATCCCAGAATCGTTCGGATCGAACAATCCCCACCACTCAAAAACTTCGACAACGCGACGACCAAGCTGCTGATCCTGGTTGTCTTGGTGAATCCACGGGGCATTTCTGTTGTCCTCGGCGTATCTCGCCTGCTTCTCAATCCCCGCAGCGTCAGAGGCTATGCGGCTTTGGATGTTCTCAATAACCTGATCCACATTCTTGTAAACTCCATCGATCTCCATCCGCTTCAAATAATCGACAGTCCGAAATACGCGATGGATAACAAAATGCGCGTCCTCGATGTTCTCCGCAGTAGGATCATATAGAAAATCCTCAGGAGGCACGACATCGATAGTGAACCCAGAATAATCCTCGACCAGTTGTGTCCCAACGACATCCCTGTATATTTTCCGCTCCGGCAGACTCTTCACAGCCTCAGCCATGAGAGCTTCCCTCTCCTCAGGAGGCATGTCAGGAGGTATCTGCTGCGCTAGCGGTGTCATGAGCTGCGAGAACTCCTCCGGACTGTACGGTACAACATCCTCGGAGAATGACTTGATCTTCACGTCCGGATTTGCCTTCAGTGCATCAAACTCTTCTTGCGTCATCACTTGTTCGACAAACCGAGACCGCTTAAACTCCGTTTTCCACCCAGTCTTGATGAACGCAGCGGAATAGACCAGAGCACTCTTCATAGCGTGCATGGCTTTCGTAAACCCGTTTCCACGGCGCATGAACATGTAGTTGATCAGCTCTGCCGTCTTCTCCGCTGCTTCTTCGTCTTCCGGCCCTATACCAACAGCACTCACAATGTCCGAAGAGAAGAAGATTCTCGCCAACGACGGCTGTATCCATTCAATCGCGTCCATAGTGTCGGTGCTGACTATCTTCGATCTACCATCGTCTTCACGGAGCTGCTGCGCCTCGTAATCGTCACTCGCAACCATCCCAGGTTCGAGGTGCTTTCCTCGATAAAGCTGGTACCACTCTTCGCGTGATGGCCTCAGTTCCTCCTGAAGACGCTTCGCAGCATCAAAATCCTTCTCGAATACATCGAGAGCACGATCAAAAAAGTCATCTTCTGGGTCTGACTGCCGTTCTTCAGATGACGACGCAGTGGCAGCCGAACTATCCGGAATTTCCTCTACGTTGGAGGCCCACTCTTCGGGACCATATCCCCTATTCGCAGCATCGCCAGCTAGACGAGCCAATGCGCACACCTCCATCTATACTCATGGGTTAAAAAACATCCCTTCTCCGGTACCGCAGCGGCTCATCTCTCTCCCCATTGATCGAAGCATCTCCGACCACCATAGACGCCATATACCCAAGACAATCCGCTATGTGCGAATAATCATCCTTGATCGGTTCATTGGAATACGCACCATTGGAATACTGACGACGACGATAACCACCAGAAAGCGCCGCTATCAGCCACGAACACCTCGGATCGATCAACAACATCGGCTTTCCGTCTTGCGTCGTTGTCGTCAACAGCTTCCGAACCGCTTCCCACCTCGCCACATCAGAAACAGGCCCAGGTGTCACGTAGATGTTATACTCCGTCCTCAGTATCTCATAACACGTCTTCTCGTCAGTCTGCGACCTTGTATTCCCCGCAGGATCACCAATATCCCTGTACCTGACACCCTCGCCATAGAACGCAAAGGATTCAGCCACCACCGGCTTCCCATGCGCCAATATCCCCGAATCCCAAGACTGTAATTCCATCTGGATCAAGAGCTGCCCTTTCGCCGAGACCTGACCCCATAACGTCGCAGGTGTCAACCCAAAATCCCAGCCTCGTAATACCGGCTTCCCCTTGATCGGATCAAGCTCCGTGGAAGAGACATGATAATCCAGCCGAAATTCCGGATACCACGCCTTCCCCTTCGGAACATTGAAATTGATCTCCATCTCCTGCTCCCACTGAGCATCTGTCATTCCACGCTTCTCTTCCTCTATCCACGAAGGATCACGCTTCTCAGGATCAGCAGTGTAATGAATGCGTATAACATCTATCCCATCCCTCGTCGTCCACTTCTGTACACCCACTTCGGGTACACCAAGCGGCTCTGTCAACGGAATCCCAAACTCACCGTAATCACCGAAGGCTATCATCGACGCATCCATCTATCACACCAACCAATCACTACGGGATGCTCACTAACCGTTGTCACTCTTTCCATCGTTCCCATCAGACGACGGCCTGAGTACACCATCGCTCCCGACAATAAACGACGAGTCCACATACGACAGATCAGTGTAAAACTCAGGATTCGATTGAATAGAGTCCAATATTCCCCTCGTAAGTAACCGGACCTCAGGAGTGTCCGCTATCTCTATCCCACAGTCCGAAAATAGATCAGAGATGATAAACTGGAAAATCAAAACCCTCGCAACCTGGGACGACATCCCATAAGGCACCAAAATCCGCGCACCTACCTGGTCAATCCGTAAACCAGAATTTATCGCATCAGTCCGATATACCCCGTACAATACCCCGCCTATGGAAATACAACCCAGCTCCATATCGAACTGCTCATCACCATGCGTCACGTCTCAAGCTCCCCTCTCACCCAATCCGTAACAGAATGAAGACGCGATACCACCAATGCCCGTATCTCAGGCTCCATAGAGCGGTCATGAACCTCCAACAACGCAGACTCCAGACGACGTACCCACATGTTCAACACACTCAGACTACGCATGTACGTCTCACTGGCAAAGCTCTTCGTCTTCCGCTCCACCAACAACTCTGACTGCAACCGTCGCTTCTCCGCCAATATCCGGAAATTCCCGTTCTGTAGCTTGTTCACTAATGAGCTTAGCTCCGCATACCTCTTATCAGCATCCGTAGAATCAGCATCGACCTCACAACGCTTCGCTTCAGCAACCGCTTTACGACGCTTTCTACTCGTCTTCGTGGACATCGATACACCCGCTCCCAAAAGATTGAAAGGGAAAAATAACAAGTGTAGCCCTGGGAAGGAGGGGGAACCAGGGCTACACCGGCACAGACTCGTTTCGCCCTATACTACCGGCATCCGCTCTGTGCACACGGCAACTCTATCCACTTTTCGCCCATAACTCATTCCACTCGCGCAATAACTCCACGTTGTCGCGAATGAACGAGGCAAATTGGTGCGCCATCACGCCAACAAATCTCTCTTCATCATCTTCACACTTAAACACACCACTCAACCTTGCGCAGTTGATCATCGCATGAATGCACTCGTGAAGAACCTCTATAACTTTCCGCTGATCAGGTAACGTCGCATCTACCATAATCTCGCCACTGTTGTGATTGACGATCCCCAATGTCTGATGGCTCTTGAGCAACTCACCATCATACGATAGAGAAAAATCCACACCACCGATGCGTATAGAAGAGGTCAATCAGATTCCTCCCTCAATGCCGCGTGTCGTCCCTTAACCGCCCCTCGACTACCCTCGAAAAGAACCCAGGACCAGCAGACGATACCAACGTGATCCGACCACCACCCTGAATAGTCGGCCTCAATGATGTCCACGTGTCCTCCGCCTGATCCCAAGAACGCACCTCATCGCACAAAATCGCCGTCGCAGTGTACTGACGCAACTGCTCCGACCCTTGTCCTACAGGTATCACCTGCGAACCGTTCGAGAACAGCAAAGCACCATCCTTCGTCCGCACTTCAGGCCAATCCAATACGTCCGGCAGATGACGATAGATATAAAGCATCCGCGTCCCACCAAGCAAATACTCAGAGTCCTCTCGCTTCTTGGACTGCACAAACACCGCAACACGCTCATTGAAAATCGCAAGATGCAAATGCAACGCCAACATCAACCACGTCATCATCATGCGACGCGATTTCGGTATCGCCAATATCCGACCCTTCGACCGCGACCACTGCTCAACCACATACCGCAGATACTCCAAGCGCGGCACCCTCTTGGAACGACCCTCGTCCGCCTCATCCACCGTCTCAACACAATCACATATCCACGACCACGGATACTCCGACCATAGCACATTCATCAACACCGCGTCACGGACTGATAACCTGTGGCGCTTTGCTTTGCTAAAGCGCGTTCCAGAAGTTTGTGGCAAATTTTTTACCTCCCTCCCGTGGCGCGGCGGAAACGAATTTTACCCCCTCCCCGGTACCCTTTGGGTATACCCCCTCCCCTACCCATGCCACGGTATAACTACGACGCACTATGCGAAAATCCATCGAGATTATAACGACTACGGAAAAAACAGCAATCCCTTGCAACGTAAGGGATCACGGGCTTGGCATAGATAAGTTTTCGCGGCGTTGTATACGGTAACGTTTTGCAGTACTATAAAAAATAAACCTCAGTTTAAGTGTAATCGTTGTAAGAATCGCTGAGGATCGTTACGCCGCAAGGAATCACGCGATTGTACTACATGCATACACTGCGCAACATAAGGAACCTTATAGGACGCATGACATCTGCACAGTACAGGAAAAGAAACTATTCGCCGTCGGAAGCTCCGGAAGGGAGTGATGAAAGAATATACGCATCGGCGATGTCGTCGGGTGTGTCGTC